GTTGTTAAAGTTTTAGTTGTCTCAGTTCCTGTGGATGATCTGATAATTACTACTAAATCTGTGTCCGCAAATATTTTAAAATTGTAGGCAAAGGTTGTAGTTGAACCATTACCATTGTGAGATGATTTTATTATCGTTGTAGATACTGTCATAGTTTTTCTATATATTATATGTTAGTTTATTCAATATCATATTATTGGCTCACAGGAAATAAATCTTTACTTAGACCATCATCTCCTTCTGATCCCCTAATTTTAAACTTTTGTTCTCTTGCTTTTTGTATTTTTTTAGCAGTTTCGGGATATTTTTCTAACATTTCAATATAAGCTGCTTTTTTAAATCCATTAAAAACTTTCTTAATCATATATTCTTTACCACCATCAAAATTTACATCACCTTTAGAAGCAGCTTTATATTCATCAGTTTCAAACAAATCAGCTAATGTTTGTTTTAAATTTTTACCTTTATATTCTACTTTACCAGTGTTTTCTAATAAATATTGATATGCTGATTTTCCATCAGGAGTATTTTTTTCTTGTGTTAAATCAACAACTTTAAATTTAATTTTTTCTGGGTTTTCTAATGGTATTCTTAAACTAGCAATTTCAAGTGTTATTGGATCACTTTTAACATCTGATTTTCTACCAACTAAACTTGGTCCTTGAAACCAAAAAGAATAAGATGCTATTCCATCAGGGTTTAAATATAAAGAACTTGGATTTTTTGTAATAGGATCACCTGTAAGTATATCAACTCTAGGGTCTAAAGATTCTGTGAATGGAGTATTTTTTAAAACTTCATCAACAAAACTTCTTGTTTCATAAGCTGTATCATCTGGTGCAAGAACACCCGGTATACCCTGTCTCCTTAATGAAGCAAAAGGAATATAATTACCAACAACAGTACCTGCAAATCTAGTAACTTTATTTTCAGTTGGGTCTGATAAAAGTTCAAGTGCATCTGATATACCTCTTAAATATGTTTTGTTAGTTAAATTTTTCATTACAGTTAAAATAGCAGCACTTGTAATATTTTCATTTTGTTGATCGTTTAAGTTACCAAAATTTTCTATAAGATCAGCAACAATACCTAATGGAAAAAAACGAGGGTCCATTCTATTATATTGTTTGTAAGTAACAGTTCCATCTTTATTTTTTTGAGCTATTGAATAAGGTTGCCAACCAAGTTGAAGCCATTGTTTTTTAATTCTAAAATCACTTGGTCCATTACCTGTTATCTTAGGATATGAGTTACCATTTTCATCTTCAACTCTTTCTGTTGCCATTGAAAATCCATACATAAAAGCAGCTATACCTAAAAATTGTCTACCTAATACTTCTGCTCTTGCTCTTCTATCACCTGTGTTCCAAAGTTCTCTATTTTGTTTTGTAAACAAACCAAGTCCGGGTATTCTAGCCTCAAAGTGTCGCCAAAGGTTAGTAGGTGTTCTTATAAAAGGAGCTAAAAATCTAAACTCTGGTGCAGAATTTAAAAATTTTTGTATCTTAGAACCATAGTCTAAATAAGCTCCATCTTTTAATGTATTTGTATAAGTTGAGTATCTAGCATATTCTAATGCTTCTTTATTAATAGGATTATCTTTTATATTAGCATGACCATTTTTATCAAAACCTTCATCAAAAATTCTTTTTATATTATCTTTACCTTCTTTAGAATATATTGATAAACCTCTTTCCATAGTATTATCTAAAGCATTAGTATAAATTCTACCTCTATAATTAATTTGTTTTAAAAATTCATCACCTGTCATTAATAATCTTGAAGGCATTTCTAAAAGATTACCAACCCAATCAATAGCTGTTCCTGCTCTTCCATCAAATCCTAAATTAGCTCCACTAATAGGTCTAACAGCTTTACCTCCAACTATATCTAAATTATCTTGTGTTCTTTGCAAAGGATCAAGTATTGCATCACCTTGTCTTAATGCAAGACTAACAGCTTTCATTGTATCACCAAAACCAAGCATCATACCTCTATATTGTGCAAAACCTAATCTGATAGCTCTTAAATCTGCTCTTGCTAAACCACCACCAACTATTTCTAATGGTCTAATAAATGCCTCATAAACACCAGATTTAATATTAAGTGCTTGAGTAAAGACACCTGATAAAAGTGAGTTGATGTAAAGTGAATTAAAAACTTCTACAGTTCTTTGATATTTTGTTTTAGCAACAGCATCTACAACTTTTTCAACTGGTGCATTTTTTATTTTTTTTGCAATAGATGCTGGAGAGCCATCAAAAGTATTTACAATATCAACCATTTTTTCAACATCTAATACTTTACCTTCTGATCTTGCTACTTTTACATTACCTATTTGAGTCTCTCTAGCTCCACCCCTTATTTGGTCTTTTATGGCAACTGTTGCATCTCTTAAAATTCCACCTAACAATCCAGTTTCTTCTTTTGCTTTTTTAGACCATAATCTATCATCATCACCAAACTCATCTAAATATTTAACTAATAAATCTTGATAATCTTTTGCTATTTCTTGTAAAACTTGTTTGCTTGATAAAAGTCTAACTGGTCTATTTTTTGCATCAGAAGCATCTTTAGCTAAAGCCTTTAAAACTTCAGATTTATCTCTTGATAAAAGTTTTGCTAATTCTTCTGCTGCATCATTTCTTAATACATCATTTTCAAGATAATCTTTTACATTATCATCTAATGAATCTACTACATTATCTATAGTTGTTAAAACTTCATCTGCATTTTTAAAAGATTTTGTATTTAATATTTTAGATATAAATAATTCAGTATCTTTTTTTGCAGATTTTTGAGATGTTTTAAAAGATTTAATAGCTTGTTTTAAATTAATAGCTTTATTACCATCAAAGATTGCTTGTTTAACTTTTTTAGTTTTTTTACCTTTTTTAATACTTTGTATTGCTTCACCAGCATCTTTATAAATTTTTTCTTTCTCAGCTATGTCTTGAGTTTTCTTTGCTTTTTTAAATGCTTTTATACCAAATAATATTTCTAATGGTCCACCAATAGCCATACCCTCAAGCACATTTTTAATTCTACCCTCCATTTCAGTATCATCCTCATCTGTTGAAAGATATTGAGTAACAGCATTATTTAAAACTGGGGAATCAAATTCAACTAACATATCTGATAATCTACCTTCATTAGGATCAAAGACAGTGAGATCAGTTACTGCTCCAGCACTTATTCCTCTTAAAGCAGTTTTAGTAAATCCTCCAGCTAATCCAACTCCTTTTAATATTTTAGATGGTCCAACAAATCCTGTAACAAATCTGGTTGCACCTTCTGTAAGTTGTTCGGCAGCTCCTGTAGGTCTGTGAAATACAGGTAAATTTCTTTTTTGTGAATAAGCTCCTTCTTTCCATTTTTTAGGTGTTACATAAGTTGGAATTAAATCTTTAAATGTAAATTTACCATCATTATCACCAAACTCTAAACCACCAAGAGAAACAATATTTTCATCTAAAAAATCTCCTTGTTCTTCAACAGCATTTACAACACCTTGAGCAGCAGATAATGTAAGAGCTTTTGCTTTATTCCAATAATTAAAATCTTCTTGATCTGGTTTTGATATTAAACCAGAAGTAACAGGTTCAATTTTTTCTGTTTGCTCTTTATATTTTTCAAAAAATTTTAAAGTTTCTTCTGATAAAGGAACATCAGCCATTTAACCCTCTTGTCTTTTTTCTAATATTTTTCTATATTCATTCATAAACCTATTAACTTGAGGTTTTCCATTTTCATCTACATATCCATTTAATCTAGCTAAAGTTTTTAAAATACTGTCTTTAGATGGATCAGCTTGAAGAGCCTCATATTCTTCTAATATTTTACCTGCATCTCTTACAACATTAAATTTATTTTCCTCTAAGTTGAATGTAGTTACAGCTTCTACTGAAACTTTATTATATTTATCTTGTAAATCAAAATTTAATTGTCTTGCATATTGTTGCATATCAAAAACGCTAGCATCAGGATTAGCTGACATATATAATTCAAATCTTCTATCAAACTCAAAACCAGCTTCTTCAGCTAATTGTTTGTTATCAGATTTGTTTAAATTTGGTATAAGAGCATTATAAAAAGAACTTTCTAAAATACTTTTTTGTGCTTTAGAGTATTCTTCTACAACTTCTCCCATTTGAATTTTTTTTATTAAAGTATCATGAGCAATTTTTTCAGTGAGAACTCTTTGTTTTAAACTAGAGAATTTTGTTTTTCTATCACCTGATAAAACTTCTGAACCATTGTATCTTTTAAAAGTTTCTAACTGATCTAATAAATCTTCAGCCAATTCATAATCAGCATTTGGATCACCTTTAACAGTTAAGTCATTTATTTTTTGAGCATAAGAATTATAAATACCATTAGCAAAATCTTCATCATTTATAAAATTAGCACCATTTTGAGAACCATCAATTTTTGCAATTTGTTCTGCAGCATTATCAAAACCTAAACCAATAGTAAAATCTGCATCGGCTAATAATAATGTTGCATCTATTTTTCTTCTTCTTTCTTTTTTATCAAAATCTCCTAACTCATGTGTGTTATTAAAACCTTCTGCAAGTCTATATAATTCATCTTTATATTTTGCTTTAAGTATAGGATTAGTTGTTGTTTTATATTTTGCACTTAACATAGTAACTTCATTGTTATATGTTTTTACACTTTCCTCTTCAAAAGCCTTAAATGAATTTGTTTTTAAATTGTAGATACTTTCTAAATTTTCTAATTCCAAACCATCTTGAACTAATTTTTTTATTCTAGGATTTTTTATACTTGATATTCTATTTTGAGATATTCCATCAAATTTACTTTTCCAATTATTAATAGACTCTTGTTCATTAGGATTATTTTTTTGCGATAGAACAAGTTTGTCTGATTCTGTTTTAAGTTCTAATAAAGTTTTTTTTGCTTCTAATTTTTCTTCATTATCTCTTTTTTTTAAAAAAAATGCTTGAGTTTGTTTGGCAGCAGGTAACAAAGCTCCTGCAACAGTTTGAGTAGGAGATATTTGTATGTTTGACATTTGACCACCAACATCAGTAGTCATCTCCTCTTTAGCTGTAAATGTAGGAATCCTAGGCATCAAAAACTCCGCTAGTTAATAAACTTGTACCAGCTTGAGAAAGGTATCCAATCTGAGCTTGTCTAGCTTGCATACGAGCTAATGATCCTTGCATACGAGCAAAGTTAGCTTGTTCTATTTTTTGTGCTTGTTCTACTTTACTATTATACTCCATAATACCTTTTTCTAATTCAGCTTGTTCAGCATTTGATCTTAATATTCTTAAACCTGAACCAGACAACTCAACACCTCTTGCTAAAATATTAGTTGTAGTTTTACTTTGAAATCTTCTAAACTGATCGTCAAATCTAGTTAGATCAAATTCTAATTTTTTTTCTATTCTTTCTGCTTCTTGTTCAGCAACTAAAGCATTTCTATTTTGTATAGCTTGATTATATTTACCAACAGCTCCTGCTTGAGCAGCGGCTAATACAGAAGTTCCTGCTGTTATAAAAGGTGCTGCTGTTGTTAAAGCTGGTATTGCTGCTGCCATTAAAATATCCTCGCATATCTGTATTGGTCTGTTCCATCAAAACCAAACTTTCTCATTAAACCCTCATTCTCTAAACCTAGCCACTCTGCAAATCTTTGACCTTGTTTAAAATCTTTTCTGATTGCAGTTTGAACTCTGACAATATTATTTTCTTTAGCAACTCTTGCAAAATCTTTTTTGATTGCTTTTGCAACAGCTAAAGGATAGTTCCACATCTCACTTGATGCTATCACCCAACCCTCTGCTACTTTACCCCATATCATTTTCATACCTGCAGCAAAGATAGGTTTGTTATTAACTAAGCCAGTAAATGCTAAATCATCTTGCTCTAAGTTTTTAGCATTACCTTCTATATTAATATAATGTCTATCTGCCTCTAATACTTTATGATTCATCTGACAGGATAATATAAACTGTCCATGTTCTGCAGTATAAGGCACAATATGTAGTATGTTATCCATCATTTGTTACTAGCCTTGGGTATACCGATAAAACAGTTAAAGGTAAAGGTTGAGTTTGCCTTATGACTATAAAACCATCTGTATCGTAGTTTCCTCTAAATTCAACTTCTTTATCACCTGTGAATGGTGCAATACCTTCGTTCATCGGATTAGCAGATGATCTAAATGGTATTCTTTCTAAATTATCTAAGTCTGGTCCTACCTCTACACCAACAGTTTCAAATAATCTTAAAGTTATTTCATATATTCTTTTAGTCTTACCTTGTGATGTTCCATTCTGTGAACCAGCATCTATTCTCATTGTTTGAAGTAAAGAAGTATAAGATAAACCTACTTTAACTTTTTTAGCTGGTCTATCTAAACCTATAGCACCAGAACTAACAGTTTTTGTTGGGTGCGTTGCACCATCTGCTAATATAGAAACTGTTTGTCCTTCAAGGTGAGTTAGACCTGATAATGTTTCAACTACTTGATCTACTGTATCACCTGATGTGTGTGCGGCTGCAGTAGTTAAGTTTTGACCTCTTGTACATCCTGTAAGATCGTTTGATGATTTACCTGTGTAAGCTATAATCTCTTTATTAATTTTTATTTTACCAGAACTATTAAAAGAACTTGCATCAGCTAAAGTAATTGTAGTTGCTGAGTTTGTAATATCTCCATTGAGTGTTGTTGAAACACCATCATAGTTTAATTGACTATCTAAATAATTAAATGAAGTATTATCTGTTTCAGTAAAATCAAATGTATTTAAAACTTCTACATATCTTTTTGTTGCACCATTAATTGTTCTTTTGATAATTACATAAACTTCATACTCATCTAAGTCTGTAGGAATAACTGCAATACTTTCACAAACTGCATTACCAGTTCCAAATGCACCACCAAAGATATGTCTATGCCAAGCAACTACTTGTTGATCTCTTTGATATGTAAGTGCCACTAATTCGCCATCTTCTCTAACAGCATAAATAATAGATAAAGGTTCTTCTTGATATGCCATTTGTGTAATACCACCTTTAGTAATATGTTCGGCAAGGATTGTAAGGTCTGGTGCTACATAACCATCTACATCAAAGTTGAATGCTAGTTCTCTTATTTTTCTTTTGGCTCTTTGTAGAAATAATGTGGCGTTAGCTACTGGTACAGCATCTACATTTGCTCCACCATAGTTTGATTGTTTTTTAATAATAATATTTGTTGGTGTGATCGCATCGTTATCTCCACCCCCATAAACTGCAAACTCACCTCCTGCAGTACCAATAATTAAAGTTCTAGTTGGTGAAAGAAATCTTATGGCATTGACTTGGTTAGATGCAATCGTATAAACAATAGCATCATCATCCGCCACAGTTCCGCCAATATTCGCATCCATGTTTTCGTAATCACCTGACTTTGAAAAATAAATTGTTTGCGGATTATTCAATGTCGCTGCGAAAACTAATCTTTGTTCAAAAAAGGTTACGCAAGATGGATGACCTGTAGTATCTGAAAATGCACCTAACGACCAATCAGTTGATGCACTAGCTGATCCTGTGTCTACTAATATCTCAACAGTTACAACTGTAGCATCTGTAAATCCTGTTACTTTTGCGTGTCCATCTCTAAATCTAATTAATCTTCCAACATCTGTTGAAGCAAATGTATTAGCACTAGCAGTAAAAGTTCTACCAGTTCCTACTGTTTGTGCCGAAGCTGTAATTGTTGTAGCTGATGTATTTGTATCTAAGTATGGTCCATTAGTAAAATCAACAGTTGTTAATGTCCAAGATGTATGACCTGTTCTTGATAGCTTTCTTGTTGCATGACTAGGATGTGTTATGTACATCACATCAGCAGATTGTGCGAACTTAATATCAAATAGTTCTGCAGTTAAGTATGGTGTAGATATTTCAAAAGCTGAACCACCTGATAATACTTGACCTTTATCTTTGAATACTCTCATATACTGATTACCAAACTCAAGAACATAAGTTTGTGTTGTAGAAAATTCAAAAGGTATTAATCTTGTTTTAGCACTACTTGTTTTTACTTCAGCTATAAACTGAGTACCCGGTCTACGAGCTGCAGCACCATGTGGATAGATAACTATATTCTCAAGTGTCTTACAGCCTGCAGGATATTTAGATAGATCATTTCTACCATCTAGTCTTGGTGATAGTTCACCTGCTGTAAAATTTGTAAGTTGTGCAGCTACTCTAGCCATGTATTAGAACCTTGCGTTTATAAATGTACCAGCATCTATAACATCTGCCATTCCATCTTCTTGAGTAGTATTATATCCTTCAGTTGAATCTACAAATCTAGCATCTTTTAATTTATCTTGATAAAGAGCTATCATGTTTTGTTGTGTGGTATTGTTAGATGTAACAGCGTATGCTATATCTGCAGCCAATGCTGCTGATAATGTTTCTCTTAAATTTTCATCATATTGATTTGGGTCTGTAACTCTTGAGATATATAATATCTTCATAGAAGAGTTGTTAGATAGAATTGATCTACCTTCTACTTTGTGGTTTGAATCAAAATCTAATATTCTAAGTAGTCTTAAACAATCACCGGGTAGATCATATTTAAAACTAAATCCCCATGCAGGAGTATCTGTTGATGATGATAACTCTAATCTTTTCTGTAAGCAGTTCCAAGGATGTGATCTAAATACACTATCTCTTATCTGAGTATATCTAGCATTACATAGTCTACCATTTTTTGAATCTTCTGTTAAGGAAACAATAGTTGTAGCACCTAGTTGATTTAATGCTCCATTACAAATGTCTACTATTGATGCCATACTACTTCCTTATAATATACTTACGCCTTATGTGTCTATCTTTTTCTAAGGCATGGATTTCTTCTTCTAATCTTTCTTCCTTAATATCAAATCCATAATGATATTTAGGACCATACTTAAATCTGTCTACCAACACATATCTGTATACATGATTATCTTTTCTAAAATGTAGTACAGTTTTTAAATCTTTTATTTGCTTCATTGCATCCTAGGGGAGTTCCACTCTCGCTTTCCTCCCCTAAAATTCTATTTATTAGTCAATTACATATAACATTTGCAACTGAATAGTACCAGTACCATTAGCACCTGCTAATGTAACTGTAACTGGAACACCATCTTTGTTGGCATCTGTTACTGCATTTTTGTCTAATGCAATCGTGTCTAACACTGCAACACTCTGTGCAGAAGTTGAAGCTGCTGCAGCTTTGTATTGATCTACATCTGCTGCTTCTGCTGTACCATCTGCTTTAGTGTGTGCTGCGTAACCTACAGAGATAGTAGTCGATGAACCTAACGCATCATACGCTACTGAACCTGATAAAAGTCTCGCACCATTTGGTATGCTAAACATGTGTATTGTTGATTGTTCTGCACTCGCTTCGTACTCAGCAAAAGCTACTCTTACTCTTCCAGCAAGTTCGTTTGCTTTTACTTTTTGTGAAGGTGTAGAATCAATCTTAGCTTGTTGTATTGAATCAGCCATAATTATATCCTCCTTCTATTACGCTTCGTGTGCTTGAACTTCTACTACTTTTTCTTCTTCCATTCTTGTAGCACCAATGCTCATGCAGTAGTACACTTGAGTAGCATAAGATTTATCAGCTCTTTCGTCAATACGAGCTTGAACATCTTTACCAACTGCTAATGTAATACCATCCTGTGCAAATGCGATACATGATCTTTTAGAAGATGCAATAGATAGTCTGTTTGATACTATAAAGTTAAAACCTAAGAACGAGTTGATTTCACCATTTGCTAATGCTTTAACAGTGTTGAAATCTGAACTTGTTACTTCAGTTGTACCTAATAGATCAGTGATTTGTCTTGGGGATACCACGATAAATCTAGCGATTGATGGGTCTACACTTGCTAAGTCGAACTTTTCTTTTGCAGTTCTTAACTTCGCAATAGTTAAACCATCAGTTCCACTTTCTGTAATCTTCTGTGAAGAAGGTAATACAGTTGAAGTCGAACCTGTTTCACCAGTAAATGCAGTTCCTGTAGCGGCACTGATTACCACATCATCCATAGCTCTACCCATTGCCATAGCAGCAGCTTGAGCATAAGATGAAGTCGGGTCTATTAAGAGTCTCACTTTATCTTGTTGATCTATTAAATCCGCAAATTCGTAGTCCGCAAGAGATACTCTTCTTCTAGCATGCGGAGTGTC